CCGGTGCAAGAGACTTGATCACTTTGCCATCTTTTTTGATGTTTACTTTAGCAGATGTTTTGCCTAAAGTATCGTCAATGTCCCACACGTTCAATGTACGAACTTCGTTTTTATGTGTTTTTATATAGTTATCATATTTCATTTGTTATAACTTCTCATATAGATAGTTGAATAGTTCTTACTATCAGGTTTGAGAACTTTGCCTTTGTTCCAAGGAATAGAACCTTTTTTCGCTTCGGACATTTTTCTCTTGTGTTCATCTGTTCTTGGCGGCTTAGGTTTTCTCATCTTCTGTTTTGATTCTTCGGAGTGTTTCCAAGGAGGTATTATTTGTTTTGCTCTTGCTTCTCTCAACTTCTGTTTGGATGCCTCAGTATGAGGAGTGCCTTTTTTACCCAACTTGGACTTTGATACTTTTTGACCAATAGTAAGTCTTCTGTTCTCATCAGTCGACCAGTGGCCCCACTTGTGCTTTCTTAGATTGTAGTATCTCTTACCTAATTCAACATCTGGTATTTTAGACAACCATCTATGTTCTTCTTCAAGCAAGGTTTCTCTGGTGTTACCCTTAGCTACAACCCTTCGTTTGAAATCATCTGGTCTTCTGCGATAAGCATCTCTCATTCTATTGGAACTACAGATGTATCCGTCATTTTCTGTTCCCCAATGAGAACCAATGTAAAACATTTTTCGTTTCTTATCGTACCAGACATAAATGAACCCGTATTTCTCCATAATCATACTCCTGTTATTGGACAAGAGTATTTAGTAAAACCGAGTGTGCTACTTACTCCAATTTTTTGTGGCATTAAAGTTTGCCTGTGAAAATTCTAATCTATCTATTAGTTTTACTGCATTACCAATATGATCAATAGCAACAAATCCTTCTGGTGCTGTTACTTTAAGTCCAGTAGCATCTGTTCTTAGATAAGTTCCTACCGAATCTTGCACCTGTTGTAGTTTACGTACTACCATATTCTTAGCACGAACCAGCAAATTTTGCAAGTCAAATATCTTCTTTAGTTCTTTTTTATTTGACTTATAAAATTCCATTACAATCTTCTTTTCCATCTCACGTTTTTGTTTCGTATCAGCTTTTTTAGCCTCTAGTATGGACTTGTTTAGCTTATCTTCAATGGTGGAAATAAGACCTGCGACATGCTGCGCCGTATTGGTAATCTCTTTACCTTCTCGGACTTTGGAGTTATTCCACGTTTTAATTTGAATTTTGTAAGTATCGTTTGTCGCAATTGTGTTCAATGTGCGAGGAGATATTGCTCTAAACAAACTACCAGCTTGAGATAGAATAGTATTGATCGTATCCGTTTCTTGTTTAGTAAATGTAGCTGCGCCTGTCGCATCTATGAAAGATGCGTCTCTAAACCAAACATTTTGTGTTTGTTTCATATGACTAATATCTGCACCAAAAGAAGCTTCCATATCAGCCATATTATTACCTTTGTATGTTGTGTGCCAAACAATACCCATCTTAGCAGATTTCATTTGCTTTGCTAAACTACTATCATTCGGTACAGCATATACAATTGTATTTGGTTGAAACGTAATATATGATTTACCATCAATTGTTTCAGTCTTAAGATCAGATGAGGTAAACATCATATCGCCTTGCATAACACCAGTAATACCAAGTTCCGACAAATACTTTAAAGCGATCTTAAGCTTAACATTCAATCCTTCGCCAGGGTGATTCTTGTCAATATCTGCATTGGTATAGTTAAGCTTTGCATTCTGAGCAAATACTCCTTTTGTACCAACAAAAAACTTACCGTTCTCTGGATTGATACCTGCAAAGATGGCGGGTGCGCCATCCCACTTTGTTGTTAAGTTCACTGACTTACTAGTAGCATGACCAGCAAGCATATCACGAAGAGACTGTAAAAAGGATATTGCGCCTCTTGTTCCAGAAACTCCTCCATTGAGTACTTCGTCCTCCAAGTGTTCTAAGTGAAGGTTCTTACCTTCTTTGTTTTCTGTTAGGTATTGTTGATAATTGATCACCATGGATCTCCAGTAAGTTTAACGGAAGTTGCTAACTTTTCAGATTCATATTTAAATCTCATTTTGAGAACTTGATAACTTCCTGCTTTTACTCCAATTGATTCATTACCTACTTTTTCAACTGACATTTTGCCTTTGTTTATAGCATCAAGTTTTGGATTATTAAGAGGATTTTCAACCACGGCTGTATAAGGTTCTTTTTTACCTCGTCCTGTAACTTTGATATATGGAGGATATAAAGACTTATTTGAATCTAACCAGTTATTAAGTATAAATTTTTGTAACTGATCACCTTTCATAGATTTTAAATTGGTAAACATCAAATCTCTCATTTCAGAGAGTGCTTGTGATCCTAACTTTTCAGTTTTTTCTTGAATTTTTGGATTTTCTCTAATTTCTATTTTTCTTTTTGCAGCAACTTCGCTCAAATCATATTTTTTTATAATCTGATCGACATATTTTTGATTGATTATACCTAAATTTATACCTAAAACTTTTTCCATTGTTCCCATACCAGGATTTTTAAAACCTATATCACCACTACCCATAGTAGATTTTGCAGAGATTCCTAAAAATCCTTCAGCGGGACCACTTTTAAAACGAATTAGAATGTCTGTTGGATTTTTTGTTTGATCTACATCTCTACCAACAGCAGCAGCCATACTGCCTGCTCTAGCTGTCCACCATACATTTACTATTCCACCTTTATAACCTTTATTTTTAGCCCATTTAATAACTTCTTGGGCCATAACTTTGGCTTTATTGATCTGATCTTCAACCTGTTCTTTTTTTACTCGTCTCTTTTTAGAATCGACTTGTTCTTTTGCTTTCTTATCAAACCAACTTTCTCCGGCTAAAAAATAACCAAGATAGATTTCATTAATATCCGAAAGATCAGTATTAGCCATATAATTTCTCCATTTTACTTATTTATCTCTTCTTCGGATTCAATGGCTTTCCACTTATCCAGAGGACAAGACACATATGGTAATAGAGTTTTAAAGTCCATAAAACAACCACATTCTTCGCACTGTGAGCTTATCTTGTTAAACTTATCACACTGGCGACAAATTATAAGCCTCTGTTCTGATATCTTGAAACGGTCTTTAAAAAAATTTAACATGCTATACCTCCATAACTATATACTTATATCATATCATGGAGTACATAATGTCTGATAAAATCTTTGTTCAAATTGCAGCCTATCGTGATCCTCAACTTTTACCCACCATAACAGACTGTATCAGAAGAGCCGATAACCCGCAAGACCTAGTATTTGCAATAGCTTGGCAACATTCAAAAGAAGATGAATGGGATAATCTAGATGTTTACAAAGATGACGCTAGATTTAAGATTATAGACATAGACTATAAAGATGGTCTAGGTGCTTGTTGGGCCCGTCACCTATTGAATAAAGCATATGATGGTGAAAAGTATACATTACAGATCGATAGTCATCATAGGTTTGTTCGTGGATGGGATAAAAAGTGTAAACGAATGATTGATGAATTGGTATCCGCAGGTCATGAGAAACCTATATTAACTTCATATGTAGCATCATTTGATCCAGATAATGATCCTGCAAGCAGAACCAAAGAAGTTTGGAAATTAAATTTCGATAGGTTTACACCAGAAGGTGTTGTATTTATGATGCCTGCTGCTGTTGAAAATATTGAAGCATATAAACTACCTATTCCTACAAGATTCTTTTCTGCACATTTTGCGTTCACATTTGGAAAATTTATTGAAGAGGTGCCTTATGATCCAGACCTTTACTTTCATGGTGAAGAAATTTCTATGGCTGTTCGTGCGTATACTCAAGGATATGATCTTTTCAATCCAAATGAGATTATCTGTTGGCATGAATACACTCGGAAAGGTCGTGTACACCACTGGGATGAAAATTCTGAGTGGAGCAAATTAAACAAGGCTTCACTTAAAAGAGTTAAGAAACTATTAGGCGTAGATGGTGAAGTGGCAGATTATGATTTTGGTAAGTATGGTCTTGGTACAGTTAGAAGAAAATCTGACTATGAGATGTATGCAGGTATTCGATTTGAAGACAGGGCTGTACAAAAATATACATTAGATCATCATGATGCTCCTAATCCTTTGTATAGAAACAAATCATTCTATGATAGTACCTTTAAGAATTTATTTAGACAGTGTATTGATGTATGGAAAAAATCTTTACCTGAAGAAGATTATGACTTCTGGGCTGTTATATTTCAAAATGAAAATGATGAAGATATGGATCGTCATGATCTAACATCAGAGACTATTAATCAATTGAAATTGGAAACAGAAGGTGAGTTCTATAATATCTGGAGAGAGTTTGAGACAAAAGAAAGGCCACACAAATGGATTGTGTGGCCTCATAGCGTGAGTAAAGGTTGGTGTACCCAAGTAACCGGTTTATTGCCTAGGGTTTAATGCCGGCTGTTGAGCGAATCTGCCAACCGTGCTTCTTATGAATATCCATACGATCTTGTAAGAAATTAGATAGACCTATTTCGTCAGATTCATTTGCAAGGTCATAGGCCTTTTTGAGAGAGTTTAAAACAATCTCATTATCACCTAAAAGAATTGTAAACATCTTATCAGCATTTGGAATAATATCTGATTCAGATATAGTTGTGAGTTCTTTGAATCTTGATAATGAACCTGGTGCAAAAGAATTGACTGCACGGATATGTTCAGCTATTGGATCCACAGCTCCATGTAATTCATCGTATAGATCACCAAAGAAACCATGATACTGCGGAAAATTAGGACCAATTACATTCCAGTGAAATGAATGGGTCTTTAAATACATTGCAAATGTATCAGCTAAAAGTATCTTGAGTGCGTTATGTAATTCTTCCATTTTTATCTCCTATAGGGATTATCCCTATTTAGCTAATCACCTTCATTGTAACTTTACAAACTCCGTGACAACCAATTTTTCTGGCAGCGGCCTTAGATAGGTCAATGTGTCGACCTTTAACATAAGGACCACGATCATTTATACGAACAATTACGGATCTACCTTTGTAGGTGATACGTACTTTAGTTCCAAAAGGCAAAGTTTTATGAGCAGCAGTAAGGGCATTTGGATTAAATCTTTCTCCATTTGCAGTTATCTTGCTCTTGCTGCATTCACCAGGCTTGGCACAATCATACCAAGAAGCGATTGTTGCATTAGCCGGTGCTGAAAAAAGCAAAAGACCAGCCAATAAAGTTGTTAGTAGTTTCATTTATGGTTTCCTTTTTAGATGTTTATCGTGATACGAGTATTATCCCTAATCACAAAAGGCTTAAGTGCCTCTTTTTCTAAGACAACCATACTGTTATAGAATGTAACGGAGTATAGATTATTGAAAGTTTTCAATACTTTTTCATCAATCTTGGCTTCGAAATGCTGTTGATTGACAATATCAGTTACCGCTTTTGAGTAGGCTAGAAAAGTGCCTTCTTTGCCATAATCTCCGCCCCAATTAGGCCAGTAACTAGTATGTGTGTCTTCGCAAATATAGACTCCGCCCTCCCGTAAATGCGGAAATGTTTGTTGAAGTGTTAAAGTTTGATGTGCCATAATATGGCTACCATCATCTATAATGATATCAAAATCTGTATTATTTAACAAGAAATTTTGCCAGAAATCAACAGAATTTTGATCACCCATTACAATTTGAGCATCACCTTCATATTTATAAGATAGACACCGCTCATCAATATCTATACCAAAAACTTTGGTTCCTTCACCAAAATACTTGAGCCATAGTTCAATTGATCCTCCGCCAAGTACACCAATCTCAAGAATTCTAGGTGCTTTACCTACAAACTTAGATAAGTGTTTCTCATATACATCAAAATATCCAGACCATTTAGTGGATGACTTATCGGTAATTTCAAATAGTTCTTGAATTTTATTAGACATTAAGCTGACTCCAAATATACAAAAGGATGAATTTTAAGAAATAGGTCTTTTGTATCAGGCCTTAACTTCTTAATCTTAGATGTAATTTCATTAAAGAAGTTCCATGCTAGAGGCACAAACACCAATGGTTGATCACCATATTCTCCTAGTTTATCTGAACCATAAACAGTAATATGCATACCCGGTGTAAATAGACCTTGCTTTAATAGATTATCATCAATTATAAAATCTAATTTAGCTTTAGCAGCATTAAGTAGAGTATTGCCTTTTGCTGGAGCACCATAACCAACTACAACATAATCTTCTTTTAATTGTTCGACAATTTTACCAAAATTCTTAATGAGCGATTCACATACTTCAGAATATCCTTCATATGTTTCGGCATCATAAAGTACTGTTTCAGCTTCAAGTAAAAGTTCAACATATGCTGAACGTTCTTTACTCATAGATTTGGCTAGAACAAAAATGAAACTAGTACCATGAATAGGATGCCTTAGTACTTCATGAATATAAAGCCCCGCTCTCTTACACAAAGCATTCATAGAACGAATGTTATAGAAAGAAAGATGTTCGTGATAAATGGTATCAAACTCACCATTCAATATCATGTCTGCCTGCGAGGTTGTAATATAGATATAACCATTATCAGACAATACTTCTTTCATGTTAATAAGAAATTCAAGTTGATCATAGTTATGAGCAAAGGCGTTCTGGCAGATGATGGCGTCTGCTCCAATTCTAGGATAAGTTAAATTAAAATATCCGCAATAGACAGAATGCTTCTTAGAACTAATCTCATAAAGATTTTCAGCAGGATCAACACCGAAAGTTACAACACCATATTTCTTGAATGCATCAAGCTGAGATCCGTCATTGCATCCAATATCTAAAACTCTTTCTGGTTTACCATTTTCAACAACAAACTTTGCAAACCAATCAAAGTATTCAAGTTGTGTCTTAGCTGTGCCTGATACATAAAGATAGTTCTTGAATAATAGATCAGGATCGACCTTATGTGTCAATTGTACATGAAAGCAATCTTCACAGTAATTGGTTGCAAGAGGAAACTTATCCTCAGTCTCGTCTATAGTCTTAATGAATGAATTTGCAAGAGGTTGTTCGCCTAAATCAAGCAAAGGTTTTAGATGATTACCTCCACATGCAATACATTCATTAATTTCTACACAGTTTTCCATATTATATTCCTAACCATTTAGTGTTGTTTATATACCAATCAGATACCTCTTTGATGCGATCACTCAATGCAACCCGAGGTTCCCAACCTAGTGACCGCATAAGATCACCAGAGAGAGCGTACCTAAGA